ATCGATTGCATCTCGAACTGCAATAACTCTTCGTTGCTTTTATACATCCTCTGATATATTATAGGTTACTATTATCCCGTCCAGTCCGTAATCGTTCAGGTTGATTACCTCTACTACCCTCCATGAGTTGAACGTGTAATTACCTGTACACTTTATTGTGGACTGTAATGTTGAGAGTGCACCTAACATCAATGGTCGTATATAAGTTTCGTACTTATAATCATACGTAGCATCCTTGGTAATATCAGAACTCATTAACATCATGAACGCACCACTATATGTCTGTTCTATGACCGAACCATAATCATTGAACGTATGTTCTGTGACAACGGGGTCGAGGAACAAGTGTATCCTGTCCTTTTTTTCTACCTCATTATATAAATTTTGGTAATCACTCCTTGCGTATAAAAACTCAAAGTTATTAGTTTCTGAAATCGATTTTAGTATTGTGTACATTTTCTTTTTATTTAATTTGTTCCATTTCCATTTGTAGATCTGCTTTGACCCTATCCATGTACATCTTGGTAAATATATCCGAATACGGTATGTTCATTATGGATTTCCACTTTGTGATATCCCCGTTGGATACCGATTCCAATGTATTATATATACCGAACTTATGTAATTTTTCACTACCGTTTACAGATTCCCATTTAAAATTAGCATGATTGGAACACAATGAGTTTAGCTCCGCTTGTACGATCGTATCGATTTGATTACGTATCGAGTTCAGTAATCCGTACAATGTTATTATCTCCATATTATATACTTCCTTGGTGGATATTTTCTGTACCATGGATATTATTTTAACTATTATCCCAACGTCGGATTCCATTAGGTTATCCTTTATAAAATCCACGTGTTTAAGTTTCATATAGAATACATCTTGGAACGTGTCAATCGGTTTAATGAACTCTAGGTACGTTATGTATTCATGTATAAGTTCCGGATCCTGTTTTAGAAAATCCCTAAATTTATAATTAATCAGTACTTCCATCTTAACTTACGAATTTTAAACTATTGGTACGGTTCATTGTCTGTGACAGGAAGTACTCGAACGCATACCTTGTAGCATCTATACTATTATCAACATCCGCTGATTTATTGGGTACACCGAGACTCTTACCTGTCCTATCCTTAGCGTACGAATAACTTCTGAACTCATCTATCATTTCTTTCGAGCTACGTGTTATCGATTTCTTATACGTGTGCATCAGGTCGATTCCACTCATTACATCCCGTTTTTTGTGTGATGTGACTGGACAACCATATGCTCTCGCTTCCGATATCATTTCAGGTCTTGCACTATCACACGTTATTACAGAACCCATTAGTTCCACGTCACTTTTTATATGTTGTACTATTCTTGGTGTCGTCATTCCACTCTTGAACAAACTCTGATGTAATACTATCTCCTTGTCACCGAACTTGTCCATGTACTCATATAGTTTAACTATCGCGGTAACGTGGGTAAAACCAAAATCCAGTCCAGCTCCAAGGTATCTAGCATGTAATGGTACTGTATCTATGATATTCCAATCTGTAGATTCCTCGAATATTACACCTTCCACTACACCAAGTTCCCCTAATCCGAGTACCCTCCACTTGTTCTGCCAGAACGGTGAACCAGTTTCTTGCCACTTACGTTTGTAGAACATGATGGATTCAAGTTCCTGTTTAGGTATATATTGGTTATCCTTATAATTCACGATTATAAAATCAACGTTAGGTTGACCCTTTAGTTCCTCGTGTGCCCAAAATGGTCTACGTGGGTTAAAATCCAAAATGGTAAAACCAGAAGTCCTACCCTGTAATTCAATGAACGTATCGAACTTTATATTATCTGCTTCGTTTATGTATAGGTGTGTACGTCTTGAACCAAGTCTTGAACTCTCCCCATCTACCGAAAAGAACTCCAATACATTGCTACCGTACGCGTACGTCTTGTCCGTCTTGTTTATATCGAACTTATCGTACAGATCCATATCCTTTAAAATTGACTCCACATCCCGTATTACACCTGATTTTAGATTGGGTAATGATTCAGCCACTACGGACATTACTAAATTAGTACGGTTACTTATCATATAGTATATAAACAGCTGTAGGATGGAAATTGTCTTGGAACTCCCTTTGCCTCCTTGGACTACCCGTATGGGCTTGTCCAATTTGGCAATCTTCTTAAACGCTCTAGCTGATTTATACTTTCCCATTACTTTAATTTCTTGGTATCTACTACTTCCTCGTGATCTATATCGATAGTACTGTTTACTATTTTATCTATTAATGATTGTGATTCCTTATCCCCCGCCTGTATCATAATAGTCGGGCTATGGTTAAGTTGTACTTGTGGTGTTGGCGTAAGATCCTTGAACTTCAACTGCATTATCTGCCACATATAGTACTTACTTGATTTCTCAGCATCAGCTGATAGAAGTTTTTCACCTATATTCCTTTTTTGTACAGACCTCAATGAGTCCATGAACTCACGGAATTCCTCAACTTCCTCTTGATCTATATTTTTTTGTGATTCCAATGATTGAGCACTGATGGTAGGTGATTTCCAAAACTCCCATGTCGATAATGCTACCCTATCCTTTTTGGGAAGTGCATGGTTCGTCAGCACACGTAGATCTTCATCGGTGTACAATATACTTGCCTCACCTTCCGCTACCTGCTTCAATGCTTTAAAGAATTTAGGAAATTTACTCATATCAATTATTATTTAGTGAAGTATAACCATGATTCTTGGTTTCTTCGTTTACGTAATCCCTTTGATTCCATTCCGTTGACAAGTACCCATTTCTGGAACTCGAAATCTATATATGGATCATTTGGGTCTTTGTTTACCTTTTTTAATAGTGTCGAACTTTTCAATGCTCCTAATCCTAAATTATAAGTGAAGGATATGAGAGCATCGAACTGGTTCTGTGTAATCGGTTTTGTGACCACTCTTGTAACACCTTTCTCGAATATATCAAGTATATCACATAACAACTCTGTTGCTTCCGATGAAGTTATGGGTCTATCAGTCATCCTGACCTTTCTACCATCTGCATAGTATGTGTTACCGTATCCTATTGTAGGTACACCGGCAGGACATAAATAAGGATGGTTTCTAAATCCTTCGTGTTTCTTGATTAGGTCAAGTCCTTTTTTACTTACTTTCATATTTATTCTAGTTAAGGACATCCGAATTGTCCGAATATTACCTGTATGTTATTAAGATTACCAGTTGGTGGCGTACTCTGTGTTATACTAGTACCTGTGTATGTATAATAAGTTCCAGTATCTGGACTGATTGCTCTTCCACTGGCAGTACCCGTAACCGTTGTGTAGAATGTTCCACCGCTACCACATTGGTTTAATCTGTAATAAGTGACCATAGGCGCAGTTCCACCTGATTGAGCTACACTGAACGAATCACTTTGTCCTGCACCACTAACAGTTACCGTACCACCTCTTTCAGAAGTAGTTGTATTGGCCTGTAATGTCACTGTAATAGTGCCATCATTAGTACCACTGGTAGGACTAACACTTATCCAACTGGCATTATCTGATACAGTCCAGCTTGTATTGGAATCTACTCCCACATTGAAACTTCTTGCAGCATCATTAAAACCAACTCCGTTCTCACTAAGTATGATAAATGGTGCAGCAGTAACTGCTGCTTGTGATACTGTGGTTGTGACAGATTCACCACCTGCTGTTAATGTTATTGTAGCTGTTCTGACTGCTCCTATATTGCCTGTATAAGTTGCCCTAAGAGTTGTATTACCACCTGCTCCTGATGCTTTGTTCAAGGTCAACCAAGCTGCATTACTTGTCACAGTCCATGCCCTATTAACCACCATGATATAGTCTATGAATCCTGATCCATTACCAACTGATTCGCTTAAAGAAGAGAATCCAAGGTATGCAACCCCATAAAAATCATCAGGAAATACTGCTTTAGTACCAGCAGGAATACTTGCAGGTCTACTTGCATTGAACATTGCATCAAGATCTTGTGCAGAATTAAATTTATCAGCTACAAAACTAAATGTCAATATCCCTGATGTAGGTATAATTAAATTTGCCATATTATAATGATGCGTTTGCTGTTATGTTTCCTTCTGTTGATAATGCGCCTGTTAAACTCAATGAGAACCTAGTTGCTCCGTTGTACTTAAACACCAATGAGCTACCGCTCTGGTCAATAGTCCAGTTCCCTGTAATAAATGATGCAGCGGTTAGATTCCCGGTCGTTGAGTCGTTCTGGTCACTTCTAAGGAACTGTGT